TTACTTTATAATGAAGTACTACCTATCTATATTTTATATATATAGAGTGTTAGTCTTTCCGGGAAAAGTTAAATTGGAAACAATCACTAATCCTGGGAAACTATACGATGAAAATCGTTTCGAGTATTATATGGATATATTCGTTTCTCATATAACTCGGGGTTTGAAAGATTTCAAACCTTTAGAGTTTATGATCTCAAGAAAGCGAGTATTTCCTATCTTCCGGAGTTCTCCTTTCACTAGTTCTATCTTGTACTCACCTTTTAAGGTGACTAATCGAGATAGAAAGAGCAGAACGGGGTCATTATGATCAACTCATGTTATCTCCTTAATAGGAGCAGCACGAGCTCTAATGTCCTCAGACCTTTATAACCTTATACTCGAATTCATTAAATGATTTAAGTTTAGTGAACTCGGTGATTATTTAAAATATCACAAAGGTTTAAAGGTAAGGTCCTCTGGCGAGCGATATGGTCCCGTGTTGGAATGATGTAATAAGGTATTCAAACTAAATACCAAACCTACTCAAATTCCTCTCGGGAAATTAGCTCTAAAAGAAGAGGCAGCTGGAAAAGTCCGTGTCTTTGCTATGGTCGACCCTTTTACGCAATGATTATTAGCTCCATTACATAAGTTATTATTCTTTTTATTAAGAAGAATTCTTATGGATGGAACTTTTGATCAGCTACGGCCTATAAAGAGGCTATTGAGTAAAACTCAAGTTAAGGGTTTATATAGCTTAGATCTAAGTGCTGCTACTGATCGTTTACCTGTTAGATTACAGGCCCAATTTTTGAATCATCTTGTGAAAGAGATACCAAATTTTGGTAACAAGTGAGCAGCACTGCTAACTAATCGCGTTTATCGAATTCATTCTGATAAATACGAGATCACTGCAGACGTTAAGTATGCAGTTGGTCAACCTATGGGAGCTTTATCCTCATGGGCGATGTTAGCACTGATCCATCATTTTATCGTACAAGTTGCAGCATGGGAGGTTGGTTTTCCAATATTCCGTCTCTTTAAAGATTATGCAATCTTAGGAGATGATATTGTTATAGCCAACCACCGAGTAGCGCGTCGGTATCTCCAGTTACTTAAAGAACTGGGGGTAGAGTGTGGTTTACACAAATCTATCATGTCCCCTAAAGGGACAGGGTTAGAATTTGCTAAATCCACTTTTATTGATAAACAGAATGTCTCTCCAATAAGCTTGGATGAACTTTCTGTCTCTCTAACCGATCCGGCTACCTGAGTGGGGTTCTCAAGAAAATTTTCTTTATCTTGAGATCTCCAAATGAGAATTCTTGGACACGGTTATCTTTCACGGCGTAAGCCGTTTAGAAAGATGAGTCATGCTTTACAAGTCATCTATTTGGCAAGTATAGCTAAAATTGATTTTAAC